TCTGTATCAAATACTGCTTCTGTATCAAATACTGCTTCTGTATCAAATACTGCTTCTGTATCAAATACTGCTTCTGTATCAAATACTGCTTCTGTATCAAATACTGCTTCTGTATCAAATACTGCTTCTGTATCAAATACTGCTTTTGCAGCACATAACAGTAATGATTTATCTACCTTTTTCGTCACATCCAGTGTAGAAAGTACTTCATTCACTGCAACCAAAGCCAATTTCATATGTGCTCTTGCTTTTGTCTTCAAAGACACTGACATATTGGATTTCTGATGTGGTTTAATAAGTATAATTATATAAAACTAGTAAACACAAAATTTTTAAAGTATTAAAGAAAATAGCAGTTGTACTACTCAGAAATATTCAGTTTAATATATTTCTTCCATTTCCTCTAACTCATCTACTTCATCAGGTAAAATTCTGCAGTACAAACGCATTTGTTTTCGACAATTACAATTACATTTTGGGTTGCGAATACTATTGTCATAATTACGTAGTAATTCCATCAAAATATCAGCGAGGGGATTGCTACATTGGTATGAAAATGCGGCTTTTGAAGAAAACTCACGTGGTCTACGCTGTTTATGTCTTTCACAACAATTGCATTGTTTCAACTGTAAAAATTGATACTTGTCGGTATCTTGTGGCAGAATACTTATATGTTCTCTACACAATGGACATGGTGGAAACTTGCACATCTTTTCTGTCTTGAACATACACAAACGATGAAAAATATGATTGCATGATGTCTTTACGCACTGTTTGTCTGCTAATGGTTCTAAGCAAATTGAACAATCATCTTGGGATGGTTCGCAGATTGACATAGTTTCTGTAAGGTAGTTTGAATAACGAATACTGCATGGGATTTTACCACACAAACAACCAATAATGTCACGTTTAGAAAACTCTGGATGTTCTGTTCGGGTGCGCAATAAATTAGATAGACTTGTTTTTATTTTATTTGGATCGACTTCAGGATAGTTCTCATTAATATATTGTTCATTTTCATGAAATAGTAACTCGGCGGTTGACTTACTTGCCGCTATGAATGCAGCAAGTGCTATCTTCTTTTCTTTTTCAGCTATCGTCATTTTATCCTCTGCAATTACTACTTTATCTATTGCCTCTTTTATAAGACATTTTGCTTCTTCTGCTTTGTCTCCCGCTTGCCACATTTCTTGCAGCAACGACAATTCTGTATTATTATTCTGTAAATTCCACACGGTATGTGCCATCTTGTATGATTGCTTTGCCAAGAGGTTTGCATTATCTACCTTTGCATAATACCATGTTCTTGCAGTCCATAAAACTTGTTCGGCAGATCTACACTTTTCTTCAGCTGCTTGGACTTGCATTATCATTGTATTTAATGATGTTTTATTATATGTTGTCATTATTATTACTTCAGTATTTATTGTTGTATATTACGCGAGTCCCTTATTATGTATTACGTGATTTATTATTGTGTCTCTAAATGATTTATAAAAATTAGATTTTTCAATTTTTATAAATATTAAAGAAAACATACTATTATACAATGCAAAAACTTGTATAAAAAATTTTAAACTGTCAATATTAATACATAAATTTTAAAGGTCCTAATTGGAAATTACCATAACTAAAATATATATTATCACCTGGTTCAACTTTACTTCTTGGAGGAATATTATATACAACTTTAAAATTATCTTCTATTTTTTTTACTAATAAATATTCATATAATTTATCTTCTCTTTGATAATTATTATATTCTTTTTCATATATAATATAAAATTGTTTATAATATTGATTTGATACTAAACCAATATATTTATACCCGTCTATTTTCATTGGTACTTTAGATTTAATACTTTTTGTTGTTACAACTGATGGAATTTTAACAATTACAGGTAAATATTTTATTTTTTTAGGTTCATAAGGTTGAAAAATATCATTATCACTTAATTTAAAAGTATCATTATTAAATTGATATACTTCTTCATTATCTTCATCTATACCAATTTCATATATTTCATCATTTTTAGTTCTTGAACTTGATGCTCCATAAATATTAGATAATCTTAAATTTTGAGAAAATTTATCAATATTATCTGAAAAAAATAAACAATATAAAACACATATTAAAATTAAAATTATTAAAATCTTTTTATTCATTATTATTAATTAGATTAAAAAAATATGTTAAAATTATAAATTATTTTCTATAATTTGTAGGTTTTGATTATTAATTTTACTATTTGCAGAATTAAAAGTTAAATCTAATTGATTTGATATAAAATATATTTTTACTTTTTTTAACTGGACGTCAAAATATCCAATTTTTTCATCTTTACTATATAATTCATATTTATTATCATCTATAATTTTAATTTCCCAGTTTTTTTTTATTATTATATCACTTAAATGTGAAACTACTTGATAGATTTTTTTATCTTTATGTTTTAGCATAATATCTTTTACTGTTTTTTTATTAACTGATTCCGCCATTGTTGAATTAATTTCTTCTGTAATTAATTTAATAGTTTCTTCTAATTCATATTGATAATTTCTTAATTCTTTATGATACATATCCATTGCAGAATAAATAGATTTTTCCATAATATAAAAATTATCTCTTAATAAATAATTTTTAGAAATAATTTCATTTACTCGATTTAATCCTTCATGAATTTTCTTTTGAATCCAAGGAAACTTTTCTGGTGTACTCATTATATCAATTAATTTACGAATCATAATAAATGCAAGATCTAATTTATTTATATTATTAGATAGATGTGAAACTATAATTGCAAAATACATATTTCCATTATGAGTAAATGTATGAAAATCCATATCTCTAAATCCTTGAATTGATGCATTTAAACTTAAAAATAAACAGAAACGAATATTATTGTGTTTCATATCATATTCCATTTTTTCTATTTCAGATTTATTTATTGTGTTAGTATAATTTTTACTTTCAATCATTACTTTTTTATTATCTGATAAGATTAACCAAGCATCACCACAATGTGGTATTTGACTTTTATCTTCATAAACAATATCTCCAAATCTAGTTTTAAAAGCATTTTGAATAATGTTTTCACCAAGTTCTCCTTTTTTACAAGAAGCTGTTTCAAGTCCAAGTAATTTTGATAAACTATTATTTAATGGTTCTATTTTTTCATTAATTTTAGAAATAATAATATCACCAATATCAGTTAAATCAGAATCTGCTATTTCTTCACGTAATGAAACTATTGAATGTCTTAATTCTTCATATTCTTGTTTTTCTGAAATTTTATTTTTATCTGGAAAATAAAGTTTATAACCTGTATGAAAGATATCTAAAATTAATTTATTAATATCTTTCTTTTTTATTGTTTGAAGTATAGGAAAATCTTTATTGTTTAATTTTAAGGTTATATCAAAACTCATTAATATTAATATATTTATTTATTTTATAAAATAAAATCAATTTTTTATAGCTACTAGAATTAAAAAATATAATATAATAATATGGAATATAGTGATTCAAAAATTCTAATATTTGTTAAAAATTTACCACTATTTATAACAGAAGGTGAAAACCCTTTAATTTTAAAGAGTATACGAACAATTAAAGGAATTCAAGATATAGAACTTTATGAAGGTATTAATTTAATTGAATTATCATTAAGTGAAATAATAGATTTTTTAATTAAAAAATCATTACATGACCCAAAAATTAAAGATTTAGGAATTGATTATTATATATTAGGAGGGAAAGCAATAAATAATATTATTAAATTAAAATATATAAAAAAATCATTTGATTTTGACATTCATGTTAAAAACCCTAAAGATATTATAAATATAAGTAAATATATAACAGATTATTGTAATAGCGAATTAAATAAATCATATAATAAGATGTTAAGATATCAAATTTATAAAAAATTATTATTATTAAATTTAGTTGATAGTAATTTAAAAGATTATTATTTTCATAATAATTTAATATTTTATGGAAATAGAATTAATAGAACAAACCCAGCTAATCAAATTAGTGGGCTTTTTATAAAATTAAAATTAAGAAAGAATCTTTTTAAATACGACAAAATAGATATAAAATATAGTAATTTCTTATTAAATACCGAACTAAATACTAATGATCTTAGACGTACTATTGGTGTAAATAATATATTATATATTCCTATTGCTGATATTGATTTAGACAACGTGGTTACATTTGGTATTAATGTTTATAATACATCTTCATCTATTTATAGGAATCCTTTTGAAAATATTAATTATGCGGATTTCTCAATTATATTATTTAATTTATTAAAATGTATAGTAAAAGTACCAAATAAAATTGAATCAAATGGTAAAAAATTAAATAATTTTATTAAATCATTATATTATAATTGTAATATCTATAACGAATATAATTCATTAAATAAATTTAATACGATGTATAGAAAAATAATTAAATCATTGAAAAAATATAAAGATGTAATTATATATGATGACTGTTTTCCTAGTAGGTGTCAAAAATTACATCAATTTATTAATGATAATAATGTATCAGATTTAAGTAGAATTACAACATATGGTTCTTTTATTGAAAAACTTGTTAATAAAATTATAAATACGAAAGAGTTTTATCGACAAAATTGTAAAGTTCTATTAGGTGAAGGTAGTGTTTTGAACGAAACTAACATATTTAATGATGTTATTAATAATAAAGAATTTTTATTACGAAATGCAGTCAACATTCTAGCAGACTTAGATCAAGTGAATGGTTCTTATTTTTTTTTACAATATACAGGCGTCTTGTATAGAAATTTAAATATATATTGTAATTATTTAAATAATAATGTATCCACAGATAGTCTTTACCCATATGAATTTAATAATAAACAATTTGAATATTCAATAATAGGAAGAGAGATTTCTTTTAATAATGGAACTATAAATTATGATGATGTAATAACTAATATGAATAATATATATGAATTATATCATAGTGACGTTAATTTTATTCAGATTAAATTAGCATTAAAAGAAAATTTTTATATTTATTCATCACAACTTATTACAAATTTTACTCAAATGGATTTATTAGCTAATAGATCATTTATTGATTTATCATATATTAAAGCGGGTGATATTATTCAAATTAGCCAATATTTATCAGGTACATTTAATACAGAATTTGATTTTAGTGAGTTTGATCAAAATAGTTCATCAAATAGAATATTTTTAAAAATTAAAATAAATAAAAATAATAAAAATTGGATAATTATTGATAAATATTCATTCAGTTCACAAGAATCTGAAATTTTATTAAAACAGAACTCTATATTTTTTATTGAAAAAATAGATTATGAGGTTGTTAAAATTGATGGTAAAAAGAAAGAATATAAAGTAATTACATTACAAATTTGCGACGATAATAAATTTGATTTAATAATAAAAAAAGTATTAGGATCATGTGGTTTTAATGATTTTGATAATATTTTAAAAACTCCATTATTTATTAAATCATTAAAATATGTATATGATATTTATTTTAAAAGACCATATAAAGAAAGTTATTGCAGACATCTTGCAATTGAAGATGCCATGCCTATTAGAATAAATGAAAATGGGCAAAGTATTACTGAGTTAATTTACAAATATAATCATGCGTTAGCTCATACTGTTCGTATTGCATGTTGGATTCAATTATTATATTTACAAGATAGATTATATAATAAGATTTCAAATACCAAGTTTGATCATAAATTTTTAATGAGAACATGTATAGCTAGTATATTTATGATATCTGGAAGAGAAAGTGAAGCTGGAGTTTCTACTGATTTTACTCCTGATGACCTTAAACGAGATTGTCCTGAAATTAGACCAGATCCATATCAAAGATATTTAATACAATCTGCAAATAATTTTTATAATTATGTTAATTTACCAGAAATTAGAGAGTTATTATTATTTAATCAAGAAGATAAAGACGATTATAAATATTGTTTACAACATTATTATTATATATATCGGGATCTAGATACTGGTAGTTTTATCCCTAATGATTCAGAAAATAGAAAAGTAAAAAGAAAAAAAATTGCAACATATTTTTCTATAGCTCATGGTAATGATTTAATAAGATGTCATGAAGAAGCATATGTAGGTACAATGTTACATAAAAGCCACCCATCCTATAAAAAGGAAATAAAAATAAATGCACAATTGATGTGTGATATTATGACAAATACAGGTGATAGAATATATTCAAATAGACTACAACATGGTGAAATCAAAGATCCAAATACAAATTTACCTTATGTAGAAGGTTTAACAACAAAAAATTATAATAAATTTTTATTTTATTTATGCAGTACTAATCCTGAATACTGTATTACTTCTGTATTAAATACAACTGATGAATATTTTAATCAATTAATATATGATTTAGAAGAATATAAATTTTTTAAAGATAAACAACAAACTACTACTTTTAACCTAGATACTTTAATATCATACGATCCTGATGATATAATTGATGAAGTTGATGAAGATGAAGATGATAAAATTGATGAAGATAAAGATGATGAAGTTGATGAAGATAAAGATGATGAAGTTGATGAAGATAAAGATGATAAAGTTGATGAAGATAAAGATGATAAAGTTGATGAAGATAAATATGATGAAGTTAATGAAGATGATGAAGTTAATGAAGATGATGAAGATGGTGACGATAGTATTAAACAAAAACCAACTTCCATGCCAACTTCCAAACCAACTAATAGGAGACGAAATAAATCGAAATCTAAGACAGCATTTATATTCGATGATAATAGTAATGATGTGGAATCTATTAATTTACAAGTTAATAACTCAAATTTAGGAAGTACTTACTATATGTCAAGTCAGTCTTATGATAAATTAACAAAAGAAAATAGTTTATTTCTAATAAATGGTATATATTTTCAAAATATTTATACTAGTTTTAATAAAAGTATAGATATTTGTAATGAACAAATTATATATAAACTAAGAATAGGTCAAGTACGTATTTATGAATATGAAAAAAAAGTATATCCACAATATTTTATTAATATTGATACACGTACTACCGAAGAAGATTTAAAATATTTGAGAGGTATTAAAGAAGATAAAGAACTAAAGAACATTGCTAAGCAAATAGCTGCAACACAACCTACCGAAGAACAAACAAGTGGTTTACTTATTTTAAAACAAACCGATGATAATGTAATTAATAAATTATCTATGAATAACCCAGATGTTTCTACTATTTATACTATTCCTAATGATGATAATATTTCTAAGATACAATCAAGTAAAAAAAATACAAATCAAGAAGATGATCCTGTTTCAGTTATGGACTTTAAAAGTAAGTATTTAAAATACAAGAAGAAATACATTGAATTAAAAAATAAATTAAATCTATAATTTAGATTATAAATAACTTCTTTATAATATTAGACACCATATTCCTAAATTAATGTATTAACTACAACTAACTGTTATTCTATAAATACCCTTTAAAAAATTCTTGACTAAATGAATCAAAAAATTTATAATGTAATAAGTAAATGTAATCAAGAAGTTGTTACACATTTAGAAGCAATTTATAATATTTTACAAATTAAAAAAATTGAAATATTAAGTTTTTAATTGCTAATTATATATAAATAATTACACATTTGATTAAAGAAAACACCACCAACTACAAGCAAAAAGAAAACACAACCAACTATAAGCAAAAAAAAAATGCCAACATCTACAAGCGAGATAAAAATGCCAATAACTAGCACCGAGAAAAAAATGCCAACAACTAGCACCGAGAAGAAAATGTCAACAACTACAAGTGATAAAAAGTTGTGCGCCTTCTTTCTTAAAGGAGAGTGTAAATATGGAGATTCATGTAAGTTTTCTCATATCATTAATAAGACTAAAGAGTGTGATGTTTGTGATCTTGATGTAGAACCGTGTTTTTTCTATCTTGAAGGAAATTGCAAGAATGGAGACAAATGTAAATTTAATCATATGACTGTAGCAGAACTTCTAAAGTCTTGGAAAATGATGAAAAGCAAACTAAATGAAAAGAAAAACAGGTAAAAAAAAAGTTATTTTATTTTAATATATTCAAAAATTTAATAAGCATTAAAAAAATTGAAACATTAAGTGTTTATTAGTTCTATATAAAAAAAATAATTATACTACTAGTGAATCCCGCTTTTGCGAGTACGCTACTAGCACAGTTCAAAAAAGTTCTCTCAGAGATTCAACAAGAGATGCAGAACCAGAACTTATGCGTGTTGTCCTGTTCGTTAAAGGCTCCTCTCAAGCATGAACAAGTAGTCTGCTTCTTGCTCCGCAGTAAGGAAAAGGAAGTAGATTTGCTCTCTGAAGCAGACTACCTCACTGCGGAGGAAGCAGATGTGCTCTCTGAAGCAGACTTTGAAGAGATAGAGGCGCTGTTCCCACTACCTGAGGTAGTAATGCCTGAGGTACTAATGCCTGAGGTACTAATGCCTGATGTAATAGTGCCCAATGTAGTGCACAAGCATTGTGTATCATGGCTGGTGCCTGAGGTAGTAGTGCCTGAGGTAGTAGTGCCTGAGGTAGTGCACAAGCATTGCGAAGCATGGCTGGCGCTACCACCTGATGTAGTAGCGCCCGAGGTAGTGCACAAGCATTGCATAGCATGGGTACCACCTGATGCAAAGCTGTCTGATGATGCAGAGCTGTCTGATAATGATGCAGAGCTGTCTGATAATGCAAAGCTGTCTGATTCAGATGACGACCTGTATAACTGATGAGCTGTCTGATGCAGAGCTGTGAGTGAAAGTAAAGAAAAGCTCTATGCATTAAATAGTTTACATGATGTGTGTTGGAATTATTTGGATACATTAACAAAAAATTATTTTAATAATCTTTTGTTAAAAATTTATTTTATGATATTATCTTTTTATAAAAATTGAAATAAATACTTTTAAATAAATGAATTTTAATATATTAATGGAAAATAATGAACCTAAATTAGTTTGTCGTAAATGCCAAGGACCTCATTTAACTATTAAATGTGGTAAAGAAACTAAATCAGTTATTGAAAATATAATTATTGAGTCATCTAATAATGACTTAAAACCGGTTACATATCAAAAAAAATCACATAATCAATTTAATAAAGGAGATACCGATTTTAAATCTGAAAGATCAGAAAGATTTGAAAGAAAACCTCTTCATAAAGTAAAAATGTCTAATCTTCCTGTTGATATAAACGAAGAAGAATTACATGAACTTTTATATGATTGGGGACATGTTGTTCGTTTGCGACTATTAAATTATGAAAATAATTCAACTGCATACATTGAATTTAAAGACAAAGAACCAGCCGATTATATTGTTGAGGCATTAAATAAAACACCATTTGAACATATAATATTAGATGTTGAAAGATTATATGATTAATTATTTTTAATATAAAATTGTGTGAGTGAATTAATATTTTTTAATATTGGATTAAAATTTAAACTTATTTTTTTTTTATTTATTTGTTTAAAATTGGCTATTTTTTTTTTTGGATAAAATATCATTAATAATATTATTAATGATATCAATACCCACCAGTATTCCGATAACATTATTATACATTATAATTAAAAAAAATTGATTTTAATTATCTTTTATAATCAAAAATATATATAATATTAGCATGGATTACTTTATGACATCTTTCATGATTACTACTATAGATAAAATTCATACCGGATATTTTTTATATGATATTTTAATTAGTTTTTTTCTTATAACAGGAATAAATTTTATGATAAAAGAAAGTAATCGTAATAATATTTTATGTAAAATAAATAATTTGATAGACTGGAATAATAAATATAATTCTATTACATATAGTTCAACTGAAAAAGATGTATCTATCCGTTATAGAGCATTAATGTGGTTAATTTCTAAAAATGATGATCCTTCTGTTAGAAAAGTTTCCGAAGTTGAACTTAAAAAATATAATAATCAAACAGATACTACAGAATGTCATACTTCCTTTTATAGAGTTTCACAAAGTCACAAGTTTAATATCACAACTATTAAAGGTAAAAAAATAATTGGTCGTGTTTTTTGGTATTCTAAAGATAAATCTGAAACTTTTGGAAAGATTTCATATGTAGATTATCAAAATCTTGAATTAATTTCACAACTTTCCATAAAAGAAATTATTACTTGGGTTGATTCTGTTGAAAAAGATTATAAACAATATCTAAAATTAAAATTACTTGATACTCAAACAATGGTTGAAGTTTCTTGGAATTCTCATGAACAAAAAATGGAAGCCTTTTATGTACATTGGAAATCAAATGTAACTTTTAATAATCGCTTTTTTACAGAAAAAAAAGAAATTGTTGATAAAATTAATTTTTTCATTAATAATGAAGAATGGTATAAAGAAAAAGGTATTCCTTACACTCTTGGTATTCTTCTATGGGGAGATCCTGGATGTGGTAAAACTAGTTTTATAAAATCTCTAATGAACTTGACAAAACGACATGGTGTTGATATTAAACTTTCAAAAAAAATGAATATGAATTGTCTGCGTGAAATAATATATGATGATGAAATTACTGAAGAAATTATCATTCCGCAAGATAAACGTATTATTCTTTTTGAAGATATAGATGCTATGTGTGAAATAGTAATGGATAGAGATATTCCAAAAAATAATTCTGAAGTTGATCTAGAAAAAAAAATTTCAGATGCTATTGATTCAACTATGAGACATAAACGTAATAATGATAACTTTTCATTAGTTTCAAAAATAGATAAGAATGATAATAATAATTTATCATTCTTTCTTAATATTCTTGATGGTATAAATGAATGTCCTGGAAGAATTATCATTATGACAAGTAATAAACCAGAAATGCTTGATCCAGCCCTTATTCGACCAGGTAGAATTGATTTTAAAATTCATATGAAAAAAGCAACTACTTCAGATATTAAAGAAATTATTAAATTTTATTGGAATATTGATGAAGAAATAGAACTTAATCAAGAATGGTCTGAAAAACTAACTCATGCAGAAATAATCAGTTTTTGTAGACTAACCAATAATCATTACGATACTATATTATATATTGAAAAATTTATTACAGATAGTCAACTTAAAAATGAGCTTAAAAATGAGCTTAATGAGCTTAATGAGCTTAAAAACGAGCTTAAAAATGAAGTTAAAAATGAAGTTAAAAATGAGGTAAAAAGTGAACCAAATAGTAAAAAAGAATTAAAAATAATAAATGAACTTTTATACAATCAACCATTTTATTAATTTAATTTTTTATAATTAATTAATTTATTACTTTATAATAATGCCCGAAGGTCCTGAATGTAAATTATTAGCAGATAACCTACATAAAAAATTTAAGGGAACTAAATTAACTAATATAGAAATATTAGCAGGAAGATATAAAAAACACGGTCCATTTAAAAATTATAATAAAATAATTTCTGAATTACCATTAAAAATTAAATCAGTTAATGCATATGGTAAATTTATTTGGTTTGAATTTGATAATAGTAATTTAACACTTTGGAATACATTAGGTATGTCTGGATGGTTTCAAATAGAAGAAGATAAACATAATAATATTGGATTACATTATATAAAAAATAAAGAAGATAAAATTTTATATTTTAATGATTATCGAAATTTTGGTACTTTTATGGTTGATACTAAAGAAAATTTAGATAAAAAACTTAAAACATTTGGTTTGGATATTTTAGATAAAAAAGATAACACTGACTTATTTTTAAAATTAGTTAAAAAAAGTAATAAATTAATTTGTGAAATATTACTTAATCAAAAAATAGTTGCTGGTTCTGGAAACTATCTTCGTGCTGATGCGTTATATTTAGCTAAAATTAATCCATTTATAAAACCAAAAGATATTTCAGATGAAGATTTAAAAAATTTATATAATTGTTTAAGACAATTAGCTTGGTATAATTATGATGAAGACAAAGGAAGAAAATTAGAAATAATTAAAAAAAATATTAACTTTAATTTAATTAAAAATAAAAAGTTTTTTGTTTATAATCAAAAAAAAGATATTTATGGATTTGATGTATATAAGAAAAATATTAATGGACGTACAATACATTATAGTATGGTTCAAGTTAAAAAAAATGAAAATAATATATAATAATACAATAGGTTAAATATTATATACAAGTAAAAACATACAATGCTCAGAAACATCATTTTTAATAATCTAATGTGTAATTTAGGACAACCTAAAATAGGAGTTCGTTATGGGGGAGAATGTATTTTAAACTATATGAATATAAATAGTCCAATTAATACTATAAATTTTAGTTCACATATGGATTATGGTAAAACATATGATCTTATTTATAAGAATATTAAAGAAAATAAATTTAATTTTAATTTGGGTGGAGATCATAGTGTTAGCGTAAGCACAATTCAACCATTATTAGATATTTATAATAAAGATATTTTAATTATATGGATTGATGCACATGCTGATTTAAATACTTTTCATACATCAAAAAGTAAAAATACACATGGAATGCCTTTAGCTCCTTTGCTCGGTTTAATGCCTCATTGGTATAATTCTGAAAAATATAAATTTAGAAATAGATTAGTATCATCAAATTTATATTATTATGGAGTAAGGTCTATTGATAAAGAAGAAAAATATAATATTCAAAAATATAATTTAAAAATTTTTCAAAATAAAGATTTTTTAATTAATAATATTATTAATCATCCCGCTAAAAAAATACATATTAGTTGTGATGTAGATGCTATTGACCCTAATTTAATTTTTTCTACTGGAACACGAGTAGATAATGGTTTAAATATAAATGATGTTTTATCTGTTATTGATATATGTAAAAAAAGATTAGTTAGTTTTGATTTGGTAGAGTTTAATCCAAGAATTGGTAATCTTAATCATAGAGCTATAAGTTTGTCTACTATTTCGTCAATTATTAATAATGTAATATATTAAAAATTAAATATTTATATTATTAATGAATGATAAAAAATGTAATTATTGTAATAAACTACAATTAAATACTCGCCAAAATTCTTT